TGAGTTTCAAGAGTTGGCGCAAAAAGGTTTTAAGTTGGCCAAACAGGAAGTCAACGACACATTGGGTCAGGAATTTGTAAAGTCTGCTCAATTTAAAGACTTCAAGGACGGACGCACAAACAAAATCCGATTAGAAACCAAAAACACAATTTTGGGCGAGAGTGGTTCACCACAGGCACCAGATGGTGTATTGGTTCAAGCTGATCGTTTGCCTGGTATCGTTGGCGGCGCTTTCCGCCCGTTGACTATTCTGGACTTTGTTAACCGTATTCCAACTACATCAAACGCTACTGAGTATGTGCGCGAAAACGTATTTACCAACAATGCGTCTGAAACGGCTGAAGGTGCATCAAAGCCAGAAAGCGATTTGACCTTTGAGCTGAAAACAGCAAACGTGAAAACGATTGCTCACTTCATTCGCTTGTCAAAGCAGGTTATAGACGACCAGCCAGCACTTGAGGGTTACATTGACCGTCGTTTGAGACACGGTGTTCAAAACATCCTTCAAACTCGATTCATCAACGGCTTGGCGGCTTCTTCTCAAATGTCTGGATTGCTGGATACTGGCAACTCAACTGAGTACACAGCTTTGACTGGCGACAATAAAATCGACTTTGCAAACCGTTTGAAATATGCGGTAATTGCTGCCGATTACATGCCGAGCGTTTACATGATCAATCCAGCTGATTGGTCGGCCATTGAGTTGATCAAGAAAGGCACAGGTGATGCCTCTTATGTTGGCCAAGAGGGCGCGGTTAGCTACCTTGCTAATGGCTTGGTTCCGATTCTTTGGGGACTTCCTGTGGTCGCTTCAAACGCGGTTCCAGAGGGCACATTGATTTGTGCTGCGTCTGATGCAATGGCATTACGCCCGCGCTCTGATGTTGTTGTTGAGATGTTTGAGCAAGATGCTGACAACGTAACCAAGAACCTAATCACGGTTCGCGGTGAGTTGAGAGCGGCTGCTGAATTCTACCGCCCTGCTGCCATCCAGTACGGTACATTGCCAGCTTAATGAACCGGGGAGTTGCGAGGCTCCCCATTTTTTTTGCGAGTTAATATGAAAATCCAAGTTAAAGCACTAAAAGATTTTTCAAGTATAAATGCCGGAAATTTCTCATCTGGCGAAGAGCGCCCAATTGATGATTGGTTAGCAAAACAGTTGCAAAACGCAGGTTTAGTTGAAATTTTAGGAAAACCACGCCAAACAAAGGTTATTCCAAATGATTTTACGGTTGGGGTAAGCGAGAATGGTTTATCATCGCAAGTGGCCCCAGCCTCACAGAAAGAGATTGCGAAAGAATCAAAAAGTGGCGAGAAGAAAACCCGAAAGAAAGAGCAGTAATTGCCATCAATACATCGTTCAGGCTGGCCCCGTGGTGTGATGTTCTTTATGCCTGCGATTTCCCTTGGTGGCAAGTTTATTTAAACGAAATAAACAAAACATGTAAAGCCGTTCGAGTTTCTTACAGTAGCAGGGCTCATGAGATTGGCGGAATTAGAGTTCAAGGTTTCAGCAAGCCGGGATTAGGGCGCGAGGTAATGCATTTGGGCGGCAATTCTGGCTATCAGGCTTTAAATTTGGCTTATCTGTGGGGCGCTAAATGGGTTGGTTTGCTTGGTTTTGATATGCAGGCAACCGGCGGTGATTCACATTGGCACGGTGATCATCCAGCAAAATGCAGAGGCGGGAACCCTCAGTTTAATCAATGGGTGAAAAACTTTGATGTTTTGGCGTCTGATTTGGTTAGTGAGGGCGTGAAAGTGGTTAATTTTAGCCGGGAAACCGCGTTGGTTTGTTTTGTGCGCCGTAACATTGAGGCCCTGAAATGATAATTCATGGCATGTATGGGCTTGGTGATAACTTTTATCAACGAGCAATAATCCGAGAGCTTGGACCAGTTAGTCTTTACACGCCGTGGTCGGAGATTTACGCTGATTTGCCTGTTCGGTGCTTAAAACCACAAACGACGCTTCGGACTCAAAAAAAACACATTGAAAAATCAAACTTTGATAATTTTAGACCGTCTGGGATAAAAAAACGGCTTTTTTATGACCAAAGAGGAACGATAATTGAGGCTCTTGAGCGTTCAATTAGCGTAAAGAATGCACATTTATCAATGCAAATGCCTAAGTTGGGCTTGAAAAAAAAGAAAACTATTATTGTCAGACCATGCACAGTTAGGGCAGAGTGGCCAGCAAGTTCTAGGAATTGTGATCCGGCTTACTTATGCCAAGCTGTAGACGCCTTGAAAGACGAGTTTCATATAATTTCAATTGCCGATCTTGAGGACGGCAAAGAATGGATAGACGGGGACGAGCCGTTCGCCCACGAGAAATACCATGCTGGGGAATTGAGCTTGGCTGATATTTTGGCGTTACTTGAATCAAGCGCTGGAGCTATTGGCTCGGTTGGGTGGCTTTTACCGGCGAGCATGGCTTACAATCTACCCATGCTGTGTATTTTTGGAGGCTGGGGGGCATCAAACTGCCCTGAAAGGTTGTTTGATCCGCGTATTGATGACAAAATGATTGTTAAAGCCATGCCTGAAAATTTTTGTATGTGTTCTCGGCATGACCACAAGTGCGATAAAAAAATCACCAACTTTGAGAAACACATTGATGAATTTAGAAAAATTGCGAGAGCTGGCTACAGAGCTTGATGAGCTTGTCTGGTTGCCTGAATTTGGGGTTGGGTTTTTCCCGGTAAAAGAACAACCTTACGATGTTGAATACTGGCAAAAATACAGAGAAATGGACCAGTTCCCGTCAGGCGAGTATTTGACTGATTTTAGAATTGAGTTTACTCAAATTACCGATCCAAGTTCAATGGTTGATGTTGGCATAGGCGGAGGCAGGTTTTGCGAGGATATGGATTGCGCGGGGTTTGACATAAACCCAAAGGCAATTGGTTGGCTAAAAAATGAAAAACGTTGGCACAATCTGTTGATGAGCACTAAGCCTGTTGATTATTTGACTTTCTGGGATTCGCTTGAGCACATACATGACCCAGAGACAATTTTATCTAGGGTCAAAAATAGTGTTTTTGTTTCAATGCCGATTTATGAAAACGCGGAGCACATTTTAAGAAGCAAGCATTTTCGCAAAGATGAGCATTGTTGGTATTTCACGGACAATGGTTTAAAATGGTTTATGCGTTTGTTTGGCTTTGAATGCGAGAGACAAAGCACAGGTGAGCAGTTGTACCGAGAGGATATTCAGACCTATCATTTTAGGCGGTTAAATGGTTAAGAGAATTCAACGCGCAGAGCCAACATCCGAGCCAGTCACGCTGGCCGAGGCTAGGGATCATTTGCGGTTAGACACATTCGGGAGCCCAGCTACACACCCAGAGGATGATTTAATTTCGCTTTACATTTCGGCGGCTCGTCAGTTCTGTGAGGACTACTTGGGGCATTCAATCGCTTATCGAACTTCGGTGATTTATTTTGACCGTTTGAAAGACAAATTTATTGACTTAGGGGAGTGGCCGGTATCAAGCGTTGATCTGTTTGAGTATGTTGATTCTGCCGGTTCTGAGCAAACTTTGGTGTCCTCGGCTTATGTATTAGATTCAGCAAGCGCTCCGGCGCGTGTGTACTCGGTCGGTGATTGGCCAAGCGTTAAAACAAGCGTTCCAAACGTTGCCACTTTGACCGTTACTGCTGGATATACCGACGGTGAAAGCCCAAATACATTCCCGCTTCCAAAAAGCATCAAGAACGCCATTTTGTTGATGGTTGGGCATCTATACGAAAACCGTCAACAAGTAGGCCAAAAAATGGACTCGTTACCGTATGGCGTTGAGGATTTGCTGAATTTGCACAGGACAAACAGGGGGATTTGATGAAGAAAAGAACGATAAAAATCGGTTACACATGCTGCAACCGGTGCGAGGCAACACATAGAAATTTATTTTTTGCGAGAATTCATTATTTATGGATTGTCTTTAAATATAAAACCATTGGTTTACTTGTATGAACATAGGCCGCCTAGACAAGCGCGTAACAATTCAGAGCAGGACTACCACCAAAGACGTGTACGGCCAACCGCTTGAAACATGGTCGGACATAGCCACGGTCTGGGCTTCGATTCAATACATTGGCGGCCGTGAAAAACTTAGATCAGGTGTTGTTGATGCTAACTTAGATGTGACGGTTGCGGTTCGTTATTATGAGCAGTTAACCCCACCCAAAGATTCTGACGGCTGGCGGATTGTTTACGTTGCCAGAGAGGGAACAAGGTATTTATCAATCTTGGGTTCAAGAGACTTGCAAGAAGAGCGCCGATTTATCGTTTTTGATTGCAAAGACGGAAGCGAGGTGCAATCTTGAGCGAAGTAAAAATTGAGGGACTTGCTGAACTTGACCGACAGTTAAAAAAACTTACCGGGGCGGTTGAGGGGAAAATTGTTAGGGCTGGTTTGAATGCGGCAAACAGAATTATTAGAGATGCGGCAAAAAATCTTGCACCTGTTGATGATGGCGACCTTAAGAAGTCAATTCGTGTTTCTAGTAGGGTTGATAAAAGGCAGGGTAAAATTACATCAAAAGTTGTAGCTGGAAACAAAAAAGTTTATTACGCTCATTTTATCGAATACGGTACAGCAAGTTATTACACAGGTTCAGGAGACAGCAAGCGATCTGAGTATAAGATTAAACCAGAAAAAAGAGGGGCCCTAGGGTTTGGTTCGGTGATTGTTGAATCTGTTTCTCACCCTGGGGTAAGACCTCAACCATTTATGCGTCCAGCATTTGATCAGAATGTAACCAAAGCATTAGAAGAATTTGGAAAAACGATAAGAAAAAGAATTGATAAAGAATTTTCAAAGAAGGTGACTAAATGAACCCTGAGATCATCATTGCCACCTGGCTTCAAGATGCAACGGTTTCAGCGGTGATTGGGGATCGCTACGCATCCCCTTATTTGCCTTCAAACTCTGAGTTCCCCGCGCTTGTTTACAATTTGGTTGATGCAACACCGCAGCCATTTGTAGCGGCGCAAGGCGAACGAGAATTGGCGCAATGTAGAATGCAATTTAACCCAATTGCGACAAGCATTGGCGGGGTAAAGCAGATCGCAGAAGTTTTAAGATCATTGTTTGATTTTAAGCACCATCAAACAATAGCCGGGAAACTTGTTGTTTCTATGCGGTTAATTGATGCTGGGCCAATGGAAAAAGATTCCGAATCGGGCTTGTTTATGCAACGTTTTGATTATAGAATGTTTTGGTACGAAACCTAATAGCTATGGGGTAAAAAATGACTGTTTACACTTCCGCAGGATCAACTCTTCGGGTTACTGCATCCGCTCCAGCAACGTTTGACGAATCTGGATATGACACCTTGTTTACTTCTTCACCTTTGCCTTCGCTAGTTGGCGAAATTGAAAATTATGGCGAATTTGGCCGAGAGTTCAATTTAGTCACATTTAACCCGGTCGATACCCGTGGGACTAAAAAGCTAAAAGGCTCATTTAACGAGGGCTCAATTGCTCTAACTGTTGGCCTTGACACCGACGATGCTGGTCAGATCCTAATAAAAACCGCCTCTGATAGTGATGATGATTATTATTTCATGGTCACAACCCAAAAAGGTGACCGTTATTTTTTCGCCGCAAAAGTGATGATGTTTAAAAACGTTGTCGCCGGTGTTGATGACATTACTCGGGCAAACATTACTCTTGAGATCACTACTAACGATGCTGGCGTTGGCATTGTAGAATCATTGGCCGCATAAGGCCGTAAACTAGCACTTTCCTTGACTCTGGCCGATCCTCGCAACGGCTGGGGTCTTGGTTGGTGCATAAATTGCGAGGTTATAATGGAAAACGTTGAGAAAATTGAAGAATCAAAAGAAGTGTCAATAAAAAATGAATTTGAAGAGTTTTTTCTTTCTGAAACAGCCGTTTTAGAAGTTGAAACCCCCACGGGTAAGCCGCTTTTAAGAAACGGCCAGCCGGTAAGAATTCACGTTTATGCCCCAGGCTCTTCTGAGTACGAAAAAGCAAAGGCTGCTCTTGATTCAGCAGCAACGCGCAAGGTCTTAGCAGCATTGGGTAAAAATGGGAAAAAAGAAGAGTCTGATGACAAGCAGGCTGATGTTAATTTCTTGGTTTCAGTTACCAAAGAAATTGAAAATTTCCCATATCCAAACGGATCCCGTGGTGTTTATTCTGAGACAAGGCTTATTTATATCAATAAACAAGTCCAATCGTTCTTGGGGGACATGTCGAATTTTTTTGGCGGTGCTCAACAAGATTAAGCGATTATGCCAAGCAATTGGCTTGGTATAGCGTAACCCCAGAAAAAAGGACAAAATCCCGCCTTGATGATTTGCGAGATAGAGGCGGGGTGCCTGATCTGCCTGATATTGATGACCTAGAGTATTTGGTTAAGGTTTTAGAGCGTTGTGGGGTTTGCAAGTCTGGTTTTAATGGTGTTGAGCCGCTTAACTCATTTGATGTCATGGAGTGGCAACGCGGCACAAAATACCCTCTTTCTGGGTGGGAATTTCAAGCTATCATTGATGCGTCTCGTGCTTATTGCTCTCAGTATCATCAATCAAAAGACCCTTTAACACCCGCGCCGTATCGCAGTAAAATTGACTTTAATCGGTCGGTTATATCTGATAAACTTACATCAGCGTTTAGATCGCGGATAAAGTCTGATCGGGAAAAGGCAACCAAATGACCACAGTCGCACAGCTTACTATTCAAATGGCCGCAGATGTAGCGCGGATTAAAAAAGACATGGATAGGGCGCAATCGACTGTAAAAGGGTCAATGCAGAAAATTCAAAAGTCGGCGGCGGTGGCGGCTAAATCCTTGGGCGCAATTGGCCTTGCCTTGGGGGCTCGGGAGCTTGTCGGCTTAGTTACCGGCTTAGGTGATGTTGGTCGTGAGCTTACTAAGTTAAGTAGATTGAGCGGCACTTCTGTTGACAGATTCCAGGAAATTGCATTTGCCGCAAAAACATTTGGAATTGAGCAAGAAAAGCTCGGGGACATTCTAAAAGACACCCAAGACAAAGTGGGCGATTTTTTGGCTACCGGCGCAGGCGGGATGGCTGATTTTTTTGAAAATATTGCCCCTCGCGTTGGCGTAACGGCTGAAAATTTCAGAAAGTTAAATGGCGCGGACGCATTACAGCTTTACATCACAAGCTTAGAAAAAGCCAATTTATCTCAAGCAGAAATGACCTTTTATATGGAGGCCATTGCCAGCGATTCGAGCGCATTGATCCCGCTATTTGCCGACAACGGCAAGGCTTTGAAAGAGCTGTCAAAAGAGGCTGACCGTTTGGGCATTGTGCTCGACAAGTCGGCACTTGAAAAGGCCAAGAAGCTAGATATTGAAATGCGTAAATTTGAGGCCACGACTGAGGGGCTGTCGCGCTCAGTTGCTATGGCTTTGATTCCCGCCATGTCATCAATTGCGCAAGTGTCTCAAGACATCATCAGGGAGTTGCCCAGATTGGTCGATGAGTTCAAGCCTTTTATGGTTGGTGGTGCGGTGGTTGCTGGGCTTTATACGTTGCCAACGATCATCAACTCGATTGCGCTTGCAATTTCAAGTCGATTAATTCCATCATTGGTTTTATTGGCACCTTACGTCGCTGTCTTTAGCGCGTTGACTTTGGCTGCGGGTGCGGCCATCAAGGTGTTGAACGCCCAATCCGAGGCATTGAAAGATGCTGATTCTACGGCGCGGCGTGTTGTTAACCTTCAGAAAGAAATCGAGAAAGCGCAGGCTTTGATTGATGCCGGGCAAGGTTCGTCTGTCACCGTTGAGCGCTTGAAAACTATGAAGGCTCAATTAGTTGAGGCCGAAAGTGCGCTGGAAGCATTCAATCAATCCAAGCAAGTGGCGCAGGTTCAAGACCAGCAGAATATCGAGCAACAAACGACCATCATTCAAAACGCCAAAGACCGCGAGAAAGCCGAAAAAAAACTTGAAAAGGCATTAAAAGAAAAGCAAAAAGTAGAACAGAAAGCGCTTGAGCAGGCCATTGATGTGATCAACGCTGAGCTTGACCAAGTAGACGCAATCCAGGAGCAAATTAAGCAGATCACCGAGCAAACGCAAGCCATAGGACTTAATGAGCAACAGCTACGCAATTTGGAGCTTGCAAAAATTGATGATGTTATTGCTACAAAAGAACAGCGCATTGCGGCCATTTCATTTGGCGATGCAAACGATGAGCTAATTAAAGCGTATAAAAAACAGATTGCCGCGCTTGAAGACCTTAAAAAAGCAAAGAAAACCCAATTTGAAAAGCAAGAAGTCCAAAAAGTCATTGATGCAAATAAAGAAATTGCCGAACAGTTTGAAAACGATCTAATTGGCGCTTTTGAAACGGCTTTTAACCGTGTCGGTGATTTTGCTGAATCGTTTAAGCGGGCTATTGAACAGCAATTTAGCTCGATGGTGTTGCGTCCGACTATTCAAGCGGCAATGAGCAAAGGCGGTTCAATTGGAGGTGTTCTTTCAGCTAATCAAGGAACAATAGCATCTGCAATAACTGGGGCTGGTTTTGGAGGTCAGGCGATCGCCTTGGAATACGGGCTTGAAAATGCCGGGTCAGTTTTGGCAAAGTTTGCAGGACAGACGACGGCGCTTACCGCAGAACTTGGAGCATTTGCGTCAGATCTGGCCCCTTACGCCGGAGCGATAACGGCCTTGCTAGAAGGTGATCCAAAGAAGGCAGCGGGCGCTGCAATTGGAACATATCTAGGCTCATCTTTTGGCCCGATAGGAGCAGCAATCGGCTCGTACATTGGCGGCTCATTGTTTGGCGGGGGCGGGAAAGTTTCGGCTCAGTTACTAGGCCCTAAATTTTTACAGGATCAACAGGACGCTTTAAAATCCTCATTTATTAATATTGTTCAAGACATTGGCGGTCGTGCTGCAAATGCTGATTTCTTTTTCACGGGCAGCACAGGAAGGCAAGGACAAAATCCTAATTTTATTCTTGGTTCTAGGCTTGGTGGCCAAGATTTATTCAATACATACCAGAGCAGGGCCGGAGAGACAGGAAACAACGGAACATTCTTGGCCGGTGAAATTGCTTTAAATGCTGAAAATATGGCGCTTTTTGGCACGAGAGCTATTGTCTCCGCTCTTCAAAATTCAGATTTTGTAGACAACATTGACCGTCTTTTTGATTCGGTTGATGTTCGAACAGCAAGTTTAGAGGATTTGAACGCGCTGCTTGCTGATGTTCGGATGCTTGATTATGTCAATGATAATTTTATTCAAATGACAAATGGTTTGAGGCAGCTTTCCGGTGCATCTGCTCAAACAGTTAAACAATTTTTTTCAATGATTGGTGGGATAGAGGGTCTCCAGCAAACTTTAGGTTTTTTTGCAAAAGAATTCACAAGTGAGGAAAATCAGTTTAAAAATTTCACTGATAACCTTAATAGATCATTGGCAGATTTTGGGGGCCGTTTATTTAGCACTCGTGAACAGTTTGTGAATTTCTTTAACTCAATTGGGCCCGATGCGTTTGCTCGTGTTTCTCAACTGTTGCCAGCAATTGATTCGTATTATGATGCGATTGAAAAAAGGCAAGAAGAGTCCACAAACATTGCAATTAGGGAAATTGATCGAATTCGAAACGCTGGTCTGAGCATTGCGAACTATTTACGCAATCTTGAGACAAGTGAATCAACTTTAAACCCAACTCAAAAACTAGCGGCAGCTCAGCAGCAATTCAATGAAACATTGAGCGCCGCTCGGTCTGGCGATATTAACGCGCTTGGTAACCTGACAGACTCGGCAGACACTCTGCTTAATTTGTCGCGTGAGTTTTTCGGCTCATCAAGCAGATTTAAGTCAATTTTTGATGTTGTGACAGGCCAATTGTCCGCCGTTGCCGCCCCAGCTTTGCAGGCAGATTCAAGCCAGAATGTAGTGGGCGAACTTCGAGAGTTGCGACGAGAAATTAGGGAGTCCGGCGATCTAGTACTAACGGTTGTCACGCCAGATGGCCGAATAATCCGAGAGGAAACATTGACCACGCTTCGTGAGCGCTCTAGGCGTGGGGAGTTGGTTATTTACTCGGATGGGGTTAAATCGTGACCTTAGAAGAGTATTTTCAGACCCCGCAGGCGGAGCGGATTTTGCTTATCGAAATTGTCCGTAATGATGCGTCATCTACCACTTACTATCTGAGTGATTCCGATTACATTACCGAGCACGACGACACCCCCTCCAATCTTTTTTATTCTCCGGTAATCGGCGGCACGGGTTTGTCGGATATTAGAAAGGTTTTGAACGATCCATTTAGCGGTCAGGCATCAACCGGCTTTGGAGAAATAACGCTTGTTGATGATCAGGTATGGACAAGTATAAGCGGTTCGTTTTCAGAGGAAACAATAAATTTAGTTCGAGGGGCAACTGTAACCGCTTGGCTTGCTGGGCCTCCTAGGGTTTACTCAAGAGTTGATGCAATCCAGCTGCTTAAAGGAAAGGTTGGCCGAGTTGGAGGTAGCAGCGACGGCAGCCTGAGATTTGAAATAGTAGACGGGTCACAAGAATTACAGAGACCAATTGTCGCCGTGTCAGACAAACCATTGTGCTTTGGGTATTGCCGTAATGTGCAACCATTTTTAACCAATCCTGCATCCCTTGAATATCACGTCCACGATGGTGCGATTGAGGCTGTTGTTGCCGTTTACGATCAAGGGGCATTGCTTACCCTTACCACGGATTACACCGTCGATTTAAGCACAGGGAAAATAACGCTAGTTGGTTCACCTGTTGGAATTGTGACCGCAGACGTTAAAGGCGCTCAAGTAAGCGGCACCTGGTTGGATTCAACCGAGGAAATAGCATCGGAGCTAATTTCACGCGCAGTCGTTAGCATCGCTCAAACGTACAACATCCCCACGGGTGTGGTTGGTCTTTATGTGACTGAATCCACGGCGCTTGGGGATTTGTTAAACCGGCTTATGGTTTCCTGCGCGGCGTATTGGCTAATTGACGAAAACAACGAATTTTTGGCCGCTCAGTATCCGGTTCCTCAAGAAAGCACCGCGGTAGGATCGTTTACCTCGTTGTCCGAATTGTCCGAGGTCCGCTATCAAGCAGAGGATCGTCTGTACTCGGATTTAAATTACAGCTATCGCAAAAACTGGACTCAGTACCAAAGCAGGCCAGCGGCAAGCACAGCGCAGGCGTCATTCTCTGAGCGCCTTTATTTGTCTGCGACCGAAACAGCCGCAGGTTTAGATTCTGAGCTTGAGTATCAAGAAAGCCCGTTTTTTGAAACTTTATTTGATGAACAGGCTGACGCTCAGGCGGTTTCTCAAAGATTGTTGAGCATCTACGCACAAGAGCGTAAACTATTAGAGGTGGATTTACCTTATACGGCGGCATTAAAACTTGGCGACAATATATCGGTAGAATTTGGAGTTAAGCTAATGATTGGCGCGGTCGTTTCGGTGATTGATATTTTTGACGGCGGGTATCCAATTCAAAGGGTTATGATTCTGGTATGAGTTCACTTTTTTTGTTTGGTAGCCAGTCAGACAACACGGACGTTTTAAGCGCGTCTAGTGAGGCATTGCCAGTTGAGAACATCCAAAACACACAGAGATCAAAGCTTTGGCGATCTAGTGCGGGAACAACATCAAATATATCTTTGCAGTTGGCAAACCCGTTATCTGTTGACCATATCGCTTTTGTTGATCTTAATTTAACAACAGCAGGTGAGATCAGAATACAAGCATGGGATGATGCTGTAGACGGCGCGATAAATACGCTAGATGAAACTATCTCGCCAACTGTCTACACAAGCGGCAAACCAGAGGCGGCGGCTTACGGTGACGCTGACTATGGCGTTGGTTTGTACGGGCTTAATACACCCATTGAGCAACAATTGGGAAAGAATATAACGATTTTCCCGATTGGTTCCAACATTTCATCGGCTTATTGGAAATATACATTTACAGACGAAAACACGGGCTATCAGCAATTGGGGCGATTAATAATGGCCTCAGCTACAACTTTTGAGAATAATTTAAGCCATGGGTACAACCTAAGCAGGCAAGAGAGAAGCGTTGCAAGGGAATCAATAGGTGGGCAACGTTATATACAAAAAAGGCCATCAAGGTTAAATATTGGCGGTAAGTTTCCTTATATGAGCGATGTTGAGAAAATTGATTTTTTGTTGAAATATCAGGACATTGTAAACAGCGATCCGTTTGTTTATTCGGTTTATCCAACAGCCAACAATAAGGGCTTGGTGCATACTTTATATGGTCGCTTTGATAGTGTAGACTTATCTGAAATCTTTTACCAAAGAACTGACCTTGATTTCAAGGTTATTGAGGAATTGTAATGGCCGACACCACAACAGATTTATACGGTTTTACTCAGCCAGAAGTAGGCGCAAGCCGAAACACCTGGGGCACAAAATTAAACAATGGATTGGCCGCGATTGATTTGCTTTTTGGCCGGAGGCTTGGTTTGCTTTCAAGTGTGTCGGGAACAAACACGATCACGGCCACTCTGGGGACTACAATCACGCTGGCGGCTAATGATTTTTTTGTATTGGTTCCGGCATCAAATAACACCGGGGCGGCGACATTAAACATCAACGGCGGTGGAGCCAAAAACATCTATCTAAATGGCGCGGCCCTGGTGGCTGATGTTCTGGTAGCCGGGAAGCCCGTAATTATCCGCGACAACGGAACCGAGTTTGATATTGTCGGGGCGCATGATATTGCAAAATTAGGCGCGGCAAGTAATACGTTTGGTGGCATCGTTAACGTAACAGGTACGCTTAATGCAGATGGAGATTTTACGGTAGATGGCGACACTACGTTAGGCAATGCATCTAGTGATGCAATTACGTTTAATGCTGACGCTTGGAGCGTACCTAATGGCGCTGTTTACACTACTGGTGCTGTTGATCCACTATTTAAAATTCAGCGGTCAAGTGTTGATATGTTTTCGTTTGAACGGGCAACGGGCAACGAATCTCAGCTTTACATGTATTTAAACGGGACGTTGAAAACCTTTTTTAGATCCAACGGATTAAGTTACCTAGCTGGCGGTGCTTTGGCTGTAGGAACAACTTCGGCTAGTTTTTCCACAGGCACAATGGGCGTTTTAACAAAAGACACATCAGGATCTGCGTTTAGAGCAGAGAGCGCATCGCATGCGGTTGAGTTATATTGCAGCACCACGGAATCCGCTGTTTCAACGAGAACCTCAATCCCGTTAGACTTTGAAGTGAACACTTCAAAAATTGCGAGAATAAACACGTCAGGTGATTTTCTTTTTGGAACGCTTGTTGAGCCAGATGGAACCGCCAATTATGGCTCTGCTTTTACTGCCGAAACAAACAGCAGACGAGTATTGAAGCAAGCAACTTCATCTACAGCCTCGAACGGTTTACAGCAATTTTTTAACCCAAACGGACTGGTTGGGAGTATATCAACCTCAGGCACCACCACCAGTTTTAACACCACCTCAGACTATCGGGTAAAAATTGACCCACAGCCCTTAACGGGGTCTGGAAAATTTATAGATGCGCTCCAACCCAAAACTTGGACATGGGCGCAGGACGGTTTACAAGGGACTGGTTTTATTGCTCACGAATTCCAGCAAGTGTCTCCTGTTTCTGTGAGTGGCGAAAAGGATGCGGTGGATGAAGATGGGGAACCTATATTACAATCAATGCAAGCAAGTTCTAGCGAAGTTATGGCAAACATAATTGCCGAGCTACAATCGTTACGCGCTCGAGTGGCTGCACTAGAGGCCAAATAATGACCCCAATCACCACCGCCATTGACTTTTTTCCCGAGCATGAGCTAGCTTGCAAGGGCTCAGGCGTGATTAGGCTTGATCCCCGATTTGCAGAGGAATTGCCCAAACTGCGCAAGGCGTGGGGTAGACCATTGTTGCCAAATAGCGTTTGCAGAACGCCTAAGCATAACCAAAAAGAAGGAGGCCACCCTCGCTCATTACACCTTACTAAAAACCCAGTTTGGCCCACATTTGGAACAATGGCCGCTGACATTTTTTGGGGCGATTGGGCTATAGGCAAGCAACAGGAATTTGCCGAGCTTGCTCGATCAATGGGTTGGCGCGTTGGATTGGCTAACTCATTTGTTCACATTGATCGTGGACACGACATAGGCATCAAAACGGGCGTGTATTTTTATAAAGGCTATACTGGTGGTGTGGCTATAAAATAAAAGGGGGTAACAATGTCAAACACCACAGAAATTAAAGAGCTAAAAGAACAAATCGAAAATATTTCAGGTCGTTTAATTGAACTTACTCAAAATAGTATGCCTAGCTTAAACACGAGAATGGACACTATGCACGAAAGGCAAAATAGACAAGAGGCTTATATAGCGCAAGCGCTAACTGAAATTAAAGACAGCAAGAACGAAATTAACGAGCATATGAACAAAATAGCGAATCAGCACGAAGAGCGTGTTCGTGAGTGTTTAGCGAAAATGTCAAAACGTTTTGACGACAAAATTGATTCAACTATGGCGTCGGCTTTTCCTGATGGCGACCCACACGGACACCGAATGTACCACGAGGCAGAAATTGAGTGGATGAAAAACAGGAATCAGTTTTTTAAAGAACTCCTCACGCACCTGGCGAAAGCAAGCATTCTTGGTGGATTAGCATTAATTTTTGTCGCTTTGTGGAATTGGCTGATGATGGAAATTAAACGATGAGCATCTCTACCTTTAATCAACTTCGCGTCGTACCTCGCCTGATGATGCTCACCTATATGTGGGCGACTTATACGGTGAGTGTGTGGTTTATGAACTTGCCAGAACCCACCACTTCACAAAGTACATTTGCCTCTGTAGTATGGGGGGCAGGGGCCGCGTGGTTCGGGATTTACATCAATGGGAAACCAGATAAATGATCAATACTCGACTTGTTGCGCCTTTAGTCATTGGCGCTGGCTTATTTGGTGGGGGGTGGTATGTCGGATCAGAGCTTCGAGAAAAATCTGAACTTGAGAGAGCAGCAGCGATTGAAGAGGCTGTCCGAATCGCAAGCGATAAAACAGCAGACGCCATTTCAAAGATTAAAGTCGAAAACCGCACTCTTGTTAAAAACTTTAAAGAAGTGGAAAAGCGCGTGCCTGTTTATGTTGATTGCAAGCATGATCCTGATGCTGTCAAGTTGCTCAACAACTTACTCACCGACGTCAAACCCTCTTTGCAAAGTGAGTTGCCCTGAGAACCTCGGAGAACTTAGAGACGATTCTTTTGGGGCCACATCGGAAAAACTAATTGAAGTCATTGGTGTGTACCGTGAGTGTCGTGCCGCTTGCTTGGGTTTGTAAAAATGCCAATCGCTAACGCTGTGGAGAGTTTAAAAAAAACCGAGAAAGTTGACTAAGAGCAAAGTGCTGAATCAAGCGAGAATCATTAAGAAAGTCCTCGCAGAACTCAATATCTTTCTCGGTATCCTCTATGACCTCATAGAGCATGTGTTGGCGCTCGATGTTTTCAAGCGTGTTGACGATCTGAAAAGTGTTCATTTCGTGTAACAGCTTATACAGCTGTTCGTTTAGTTCGGACAGCCTAGATAGCGCGTGCATCGTCTCAATCGTGTTGCACATGGTCAGTACCTCTTCGGATTAGGAAATACAGGTATTGACTGAGGAGTCCATCCGTATTTGCGCCAAGTAGCTTGAACGTCTGTTTTGTCTGCTGGCGTGTACTTAAATTTTGGGTCTAAAATACTCATTTTGATTCGTTCCTCAATTTGTTTTTAACAGCTGCAACGCTACACTCTTCGAGCAGATTGCAGAACTCATCGTCACTCATGCCCTCGTCCACCGCGCAAATTATTCTGTCAATTATTTCGTGCTTGTAGCTCATCCTGTTCCCCTAATCCCATTTCGTTTTCAAGTTTTTTCCTGCTTGCTTCAAGTTCGCAGTACAACCAGGTGAATGCACCAACGCCAGCAAAAATAGAAACCGCGCTCCAAAAAATTAACCAATTCATTCGTTCACCTCACCTCAAAATCTTTTGGCAGGGACAGATTTACCGAATCGCAAATTTGTTCCCAAACACCGTCATCTTTAATCCAATTTGGTCTTTGTAAATAAATTAAAGGCATGACCAAATCGGTATCTGCACTAATCCCGTGAACCGAAAATTGCTTTTGATAACTGTCAGGACTAAAAATACAATAGCTTTCTATTTTCATTCGTTCACCTCAAATTTTTGGGAATCAAAAGTGGCCCTAGTCCGGCTTCACGTGCTGCTGCGAGGGCGGCTTTTGATTCGTCAATATTCCAAATACAACCCCCGCAGTCCAATATCCCAAAACTAGCGCCATGTCCAAAAGCTGCTGTATTTTCAATAAATGCGTGTGCTTTTGTTAGATGCTCCACCAACTGCCTCACCACGGCTGGCGCTGGCTGTTCTGTTTCACTCGTACTCATTCGGTCACCCCGCTCCACTAGTCCAATTTCGTTCTCTAACTTCATGTGTTGAAAAAAGTTGTCTGTCATTATTTGATCCTTAAAAAGGCGCTTCTTCAAAATTACCTAGCCACTTGTACCGGGCAATCGGTGACTTTGGCGGTTTTGGCTTCTTGACTACTGCGTTTAAGTGCCGCAGTAGCTCGGCTTCGTGGGATGGTTTCACTATTTAAACCACTTAGTGTTTTCTAAAATCCAGTCGTATATCTCGTCTGAATCTGAATGTCGAAGTTCGTTGTATATGCGCTCAACCATTTCTCTTTTAAATTCGTGCGCCCGACACTCTTTTTCGGTCTCAAAAACCTTGCCGTCCTTGGCTTTGTACATCCGTATTGATTCCATTTGTTTACCCCTTTCTCTTATAATTTAAATAACACAACTCAGCCTCAGCAAACATCTGCTCATGCCAGTCATCAGGCAACCCATGCTCAAGTAGCCAAAAAATTCTTCGGCCCGCCCCTTGGGGGGAGTTGTCTGCCAGTTCCCAACGAGGACTAAAACACCAATCACCCTCAATGCCGCAAAAAGAAATGCCCATCGCTTCATAACAGAAAGCCACCCAACTCGTTTTTGCACGATTGCTTTTAGGTTTAATCCCTGCTTTTATTGCGTGCCACAGCGGGTCGCCGATCTTTCCTCGCTCTGCTTGATCAGGGGTAAGGCGAATTTCGGCTAACGACTTACAAAAATCGCTCATGTCAAAGTATTTGTAATCATCAGGAAGGCTGATTAAATACTCACCTAAGATTCTTAAATTCTTTTCATTCATTCAGTCACTTCATATGTGTACGGCTTCGCTGTTTCAAGAATTTTAAAACCTGCTTTTTGCCTTATATCATCATCGTCTAGTGCGCTTTGCCTGTAATAGTGAAAACTGGACGCAACCTTTCCATCAATATTAATAAAAATATTTTGGTACACCGTCCATTCTTTTGCTTCCATCACTAACACCCCTCAAAATCCACAGTTTTATCAAGCGACCCGTCAGGACAGCCAATTAACTTGTGCCCCTTGTGCTTAACGCCTTCGTAAAACACTACCCCAGCCAGAACCCCAAACGGCACAGCGTACGCAGAAACGCCGCCCGCTGCAATCAGTAAGTTATTTACTGTGGCACCAACCTGGGCCGCGTTAAGTGTTTTAAACGCCTTCTTTTTGGCTTGCTCATTTGTGATTGTGGTTTCCAGTATGTAGCCCACAGCAAATTTACTAGCGATCACGCCCGACACACCCAAAGGATTGCCTTCAAAGCCCCCGGCGTCGATTGCCGCAAATGTGCTTGCCATATCTGCGGTGGCTGCGACAGCGTGGCCTTGTGCGTTGTCTCGCTGGATATTAATGGACGAGCACGCAGTCATTGACAGCGCAACCGATGCAATTGTAATTAATTTAAGTGCTTTCATAATCTCTCTCCGTTTTATTAATGTGATTACATCGTAACACAAAAGCAAAAATAAAACATACCCCATTTAGGTGGTTTTTGCTATTTATGCTTTGGATTTAGCTGATAGAAAACACTCATTTTTTTTGCGATCGCACGGTCTAAATCTCGATCTCTCGGTACTCGAATAGACTCAACGATATGCCGAGCCTCCAGAAAATTCATTCGTTTATTGATGCTCTTGGGGTCAAAACCTGTTGCGTCACATATCTGCCGCCCGGTAACTTGTCCGGGATTTTGACGCATAAAATCGACAATTTTCTGCTGATCTTTGCTCAGTTTAAGCATGGGTTTTTCAGCTGGGTCGCCAAGTAGGCGTTTAATTTGCTCGGTTGTGATGGTCATAGAGTAATCCCCGCCTTTCTATATGCCTGAATGTTCCTAAAAGCCTCCGCCGCCTCTTGCTTTGTGTAATAAAACTCACACAGCTTAAAAGGCTCGTTGCGGTGGGTTTGAATGGCCCAGAGATGCTTTTGTGGCGCATCCATCATTTTGTGATCTGAAGTTGCGTTGTATTGTGCTTGTGGGTCTGATAAAGCGTCTTTCATACCCCCACCCCCAAAATCAAGCCAATACCAGCCACCAAAACCAAAACCGCCGCTCGTTTACCGGCCTCGTGCTTTGGCTTTAGCCAGTCCTTGTTTGCGTAATCTTTCATTTCGATTTGCCCTTGGTTTTTTTAGGCCATCCAGCCGCAGACAAATCTGACGCAAGGTTTGCGATCACAGCGGGAGCAAGCTTGCTCGGCGCGTCTTTTTCATCCGGTAAATATTTAGCAAACTCCGGCAAAAGCTCTTTCGCTTTTTTGACCGTAGTAACAGAATCAATTGCCGCCTGAATTTTTCTTCTCAGCGCCCGCCTTTCTTTTCTTTGAATTTCATCAGCTTCAACAATCTTTTTGATTGACGGCCTTTCAACAAAAGAACACCTTTCTTCATAAGATAAAGGGACTGAAAAGTTGAAATAATGCAGACTCAAAGGCCTCGTTTCCAAATAGCCCTTCAGCTTGTTATCGTTCCAAATCTTAAAAATTTCTTTGGGCAACATTTCCTGAATGTATTTGTTCGCAACGGTCTCCAGGTCTTTCTGGTAGTCGTGCTTGGGCACGTCATCCATGACGGCTTTTACAAAAGCGTTTTTGTGGTATTTATTTAGTCTCATTTTATTCTCCATTTAATGTATTCATAAAACCCGATAATTGTTAAAACCGCATGAACCGTGTTAATGACCGGAAAAAGAATAGTCAGGATCATATCGTGCATGTAAATTGACCGGGTGATTACGTTAAACACATACCCGGCGCAGGTAATCAATGCGCTTAGGCACCAAATCCAGATCAGTATTTCAGCCATAATGTTTTCGTAGGGTAGGCTCATACTGCATCCTTTTTTTGTTTAGCTTTAGACTCAAAAACAGAGGATGTGATCAGATTTTTAATCTGGTTTCTCTGTCGAACGTATTCCAAATGCTTTAAAAAGTCTTTTTGGTAGTCATTTGGTAATTTCATCGCTTCGCCCTTTCAATAACCTGGTTTGCTGTATCTTCATAAGCGGCAATCAAAACAGCGTCTGTTTTGGCTATACAGCGCCTGATTGCTTGGTGCTGGTGTGCAACCTTGGCTTTATACTCTGCACTTGCTGACGGGCTGTTTAATGCACTCTCAATCCAGCCAAGTGCTAATTCGTTCTCTTCTTGAAATTGAACCAATCTATTTAAAATCATGATGCTAACCCCTTAATTCTATCTAGCGCTTTTTCTAAAGTTGTTTGCTTGTAAACTTGTGAGCCATTTTCTTTAATGTAATAGCCTCCAAAATTATCAACCCCAACTCTAAAATCTTTATGTTCAATTACATCTTTAATTGAGTCATTGACTTGTATGTGTTCCATTTTTCTCTCCTTGTTTTTACTCATAGTGCGCTTCTTTATTGTTTTCCAATATCACCTCAACGGGTGTAAAATTGAACGCGCCAATTTTAACCAGGTAATTAAACTGTCGCACGCGTTTAATCATCGAAACAATATCCGGGTCGCTGTACTGCTTGCCCATTCTCAAAGTAGCCTGATCATGGGCCCGAAGTGCCGCGTAAAAATCAGCAGTTGCTTTTTTGAGTAGCTTATGAGTGTCCATTTTCGCGCTCCTTTTGTGCTATCTCTTCGGCAGTTTCAATTACCATTGTTTCTAATACGGAATTAAATGATGCAAGAAAAATTTGACGAAACGCTAACCCGAAAGAAAGAGCATCATCATTACCATAAATGGCATTTTTAACCAATTCATCAAACTCACCAGAGCCAGCAATTTCGGCGATTACACGTTGATGCTCGTCGTCTTTACACTCTTTTAGTCGCCTGTACGCATCCTGTCTAGCTAGCACCATATGCTCATCGGTGATAACAAGATCAGTCCAGTTTTGCGGATCTGTTTGGTCATGTTTTGGCATGTTTCTCTCCTTTGTTGATGGTTTATTATTACACCGTAAAAAATTAAATCAACTATTTTTTTGGGTTAACTCTTCCAGCGTCCGTTTTTTACATCATCAATCAAACTATTCATTTCTTCAACAGAGCGGATCAGCCGGTATATGCCCCCAACTCGTTCGACCGCTTTTTGCCAATTCTTTTGATTGTTAGACTGGCGGCCATTACCCGCCTTGAATTCTGGCTGTACCGCAATGCCAACCTCTTGCCCGACCATGTCCGGCGTGATTTTTACCCTGACAATCATCCCCGAGTCTGATTGTCCCGCCATGCCAGCTCTAAGCACTCGTTTTGGGTTGTCGTATGCTCGAAAAAGCCCGACTTGCTGCCTCCATATCAGGCAGTCTTCACGCTCACCAACGGCCAGAAAGCAGGGATCTTGTACTTCGCGGGTTTCTCGGTTTTTGGTCATGCTTGTTTCCTTTTTACTCTCAGTTCATAGCGCCTTTTTGCCCATTGCGCAGGGAATTTGTAACTACGCGATTTCGCCAACTCCAGCCAGTCCTCGTACGTCTTGCAGGCCCCCTCTTCTAATCGCCGTCCCTTAACTGCTTCCTGCTTTTTCTGATGCTCAAGTTCGCGCTCTTCTCGGGTTACGCGGATGAGCTCGCCTTGAACCTCTAAAATTTTGCGTTCTTTGGGGTCGGCACTGTACACATGTCCGCAATGTGGGCATAAATCAGCCGGTCGGTGTGCTCGGTAGCAAGTCGGGCAAGTCTGCACCTTAATACTTGATTCGTCGCCTTCTTTGGCTTCTCGTGGGCGGTTTTTCGATTTACCGGACAGGCTCCACTCACGGTGATCGTCGGGGTAACCGTGAATCTCAGTAAGTCCGACAAAATCCATGATTACTGCTCGTTGCTTTTTTGGGTGCGGCCTAAGCAGTCGCCCGATTGACTGCAAATACACGCGGATGGATTTTGTGCGAGTGAGCATCAAGCCAACGGTGGCCAAAGGTATGTCTGTACCTTCGATCAAAATGCCGACGCTCATCACCCCGTCAATGTTTCCATTAGCTAAATCTTGAAGCATATCGAATCTTTCTTTGCCTGGTGTGTTTCCGTCGAGAAAATGAAAATTGTAGCCAGCGTCCCTGAATTTTTCTGTAAATGCCTGCGCTATCTTAATTGTTGGACAAAACCCAATTGCCGGCAACTTGTGCGCGTATTTTTTATAATGCTCAACTACCGACCCAAAAACCACTTCATTTTTGAATTCGGCCTCCAGATCCTCGGG